AGTGCCCGAACCAGACCGATAATTATCTGCGAGCCATAAGCATTGACACTTGCTTATAGGCTTATGAGCCAGACCCAGCTTGCCAAGGCGCTTGGTATCAGCCAGCCCGCCGTGGCGCAGTTGGTAAAGAAGGGGATGCCCACGGGCAGTGTTGAGGAGGCGCAAAGCTGGCGCGCGGCCAACGTGGGCCAGAAGCGAGGGCGCAGAGTTAGCCAGCCGACAACACCCATCGGCCTCTCCGCCCTGCCCGAACTGCCCGACGATCTCGCCGTCACCGACAAACTCCGCCGCATTGCGGTCAATGACTTTGAGCGGGCCAGCACGATCCAAGAGCGTAGCGCCGCCAGCCGCACGGTGAAGGACGCCGAGGAAGCCCACGAGATCCGCAAGCGCGACCTCGTGCGCTCCGAGCAAGAGTCGCAAAACCTCATGCATCGAGACCAAGTGCAGACCGTGATCGCCGAAGAAGTCGGAAAGCTCCGCGCCTTGCTTGAAGCCATGCCCGGCGCTATCGCAATGGCCGCAAACCCTCACGACCCCGAACTGGCCCGCGATGCCGTGGCCGACTATTTGGAGCAAGTCTTCTCCACTTTGAGCAACACAGGCAATGCGCTGCGAGTGGATACCCGATAGCCGCGAGAAGGCGCTGGCAATGTGGCGGGCCCAATGGGTGCCGCATCCGCGCCAAAGCGTGACCGAGTGGGCCGAGGCCAATCTGTCCTTCTCGTCGCGGTTTACCTCGTCGCCGGGGCCGTTTCGCGTGCGGAGTTATCCGTATATGCGCGAGTGGCTCGACTGCTTCCACCCGGCCAGCGGCGTCCGCTCGATGGCGCTTCTTTGCGGCGCACAAGTGGCGAAAAGCACAGCCATCCAAGTAGGCATGGCCTACCGCCTCGTCCGCGCCCCGGCTCCTGCGCTGTGGGTGCTTGATACCCAAACCAACGCGCAATCGTTTTCCGAAAGTCGCTGGCAAGTGATGATTGATGACAACGAGGTTTTGCGCGCTCAACTTCCGCGCAACAAAGACAAGTTCAAGAACCTCGACCAAGCATTTGCCCGGATGCACTTGTGGTTCATCGGCAGCAACAGCCCCGGCAACCTCGCGGGCCGCTCCATCTCGCTCCTCTGCTTGGACGAGGTGGACAAATACAAAACCAAAACCAAGCAAGAAGCCGCCGCCGTTCAGTTGGCCGTCCAGCGTGTCGCGTCCTTCCCGATGCACCTCATCGTGATGACCAGCACCCCCACGACTCAGGAAGGCTCGATCTGGAAGGCGTGGCAGGAAGGCGACCAGCGCCGCTTCTGGTTGCCGTGTCCGCATTGCAACGAGATGACCCTGCTTTCATGGCCGATGATGAAGTGGGACGATGACGCTCGCATTGACCAAAACCAATGGGATCTGAAGCGCGTCCGCGAAACCGCCCGCCTTGAGTGCCCGCATTGCAACGGACACATCACCGACGCGCTCAAGACCAAGATGCTGCGGGGAGGGGAATGGCGCGCGGAGAACGCCAACGCCTTACCGGGGCATCGCAGCTACCACTTGTCCGCGCTGTATTCGGTGCGCCGCAGCTTTGGGGCGCTGGCCGTCAAATTCCTGCAAGACAAGTCCTCACTCATGGGCCTGCAAGATTTTGTGAACAGCATTCTCGCTGAGCCGTGGGAAGATGCCATGACCGACGAATCCCGCCCGCTGACCGTGGGCGAATACAACCTCCGCGCCGAACCCGAAGAAGGCACCGCCCGCATCATGGCCGTGGACGTTCAACAGGACTGTTTCTACTTCGCCTGCCGCGCCTTTGCCAAAGACGGTAGCAGCAAACTCGTGGACGAAGGCCGACTCACCACCTGGGCAGATCTGGAATTTAAGGTGCAGGAACTCGGCCTCGACCAGCAACGCAACATCGGCGGCACGATGGCAAAGCTCGTGGTGGTGGACTCAGGTTTCCGCACCGACGAGGTGCTGGATGTCTGTCTCCGCAATCGCTACATCCCAGCCAAGGGCGAAGACCGCGCGGACGGCTACGGTGTGAAATTCGGCAAGACGCTCCGCAAAGCCATCTCCGTCCTCAAGCCGTATCGTCGCGGCTACTTCCTCATGCTGTTCTCGTCACCCGCCGCGCAGGATGTGCTTGAATGGCTACGCGGCGGCAAAGGCCCGGCGTGGACGGTGGCCGCTGATGCCTCCGAGGAATACAAAGCGCACCTCGATTCGCACCGCAAAGTGGTCAAACGCTCTCCGCTCACGGGGCGCGAGAACTACATCTGGAAACAAGTTGGGCGTCGGCCTGACCATATGCTCGATTGCGAACTGATGATTCTGGCGCTGGCCGAATACGGAAACATCATCAAGCCGAAGCTGGACGAGCCCACCGATTGACACCGCCGTGCGTGAGCAATGTCGCCACGCTCCTTTGTTTTCAGTGTTTGGGTCGCCAACAACAAAGACGCGCTGAAAACAGTCGCGGCGCTTGAGACGATCGCCGCCAACAATTTCACCGTGGCGAAAGAGGGCGGGCGCGTTCTCGTCAGCGCCTCGATGGGTGGCAAGTCCTACAGCTACAGCCTCCCACCCGACCAGACCGCCGGCACCGTCGCCGAGCTCGCCTTCTACGCATGGAACCAGATCCGCAATCTGTCCAGCGCCGACCTCGAACTCTGGCTGACACGCAAGACCTCCAAGACCGCCATCGCGGCCTTCAACTACCCGCTGCACTGATGAAACTCGCCGACCGCTGGAAACTTGTGACCAAAGCCTTCAGCCCGAAGGCGCAGAGCTACGATGCCGCGCGGCCCTCGATTCAGCGCCGATTCCCCTACAACGCCACCGCGACCGACAGCCACATTGACGTATCCGGCGCCGACCGCGAGCGGCTGATGAAGTTGAGCCGCTGGGTCTATAACAATATGCCCTTTGTCCGTGGGCTGATTTGCGAGAAGGCCAGATACGCCACAGGCACAGGCATCCGTCCGCAGGCCCGAAGCGGCGATGAGGCTTGGGACAATGCCGCCGAAACTTTCTTTGAGCAGTGGAGCCGAGTGGCCGACATCCAAGGCCGCTACACTTGGCGCGAGATGCAGCGCATCGCCTCGGTCGCCATCGACCGCGACGGCGAGGTTTTCTTCCGCGCCACGGCACAATCGACCGGGTATCCTGCGCTGCAACTCATCTTGGCCCACCGCATCGGTGACGCGCGCTCCTCGATCTACGAGCCGAGCAACCCGACCGCCCGCGAAGGCGCGCAGAACATCATCGACGGCGTGGTGGTGAACCCGCAGATGCGCCCGATCTTCTATCGCCATCTGGTCGGTGATGGCGTTGACCCCGCGCAGCGTTTTGAGGACATCCCGGCACAGCAACTTATCCACGTTGGCGAGGCCAGCCAGGGCGACGAACTGCGCTACGTCACGCCGCTCGCCCCGTCCATCAACCACCTCCGCGATGTGTCGGACGCCATCAGCTTTGAGAAGATGGCGCTCAAAATTTCCTCCTATATCGCCCTCGCCATCAAGTCCTCCAACCCGCAAGGCGCGGACTTCTTCGGCGAATCCACCGCCAGCGTCAACGCCCAGGACAACAGCGAAGTCACCGTCGAATCCCTCGGCAACGCCGGCGGCGCCATCCCGCGCCTTGGCATGGGCGAAGACTTGATCTCGTGGACATCGAACCGCCCCACACAAAACTTCCGCGAGTTCTGCGACCTTCTCTTGAGAGAAGTCTGCCTCAACATCGGCGTCCCTTGGGAATTTGCCGCACGTCCTGCTGACGCTGGCGGTGCCGCCCTGCGCGCCGTGTTGGTTCGCGCGCAACGCACCTTTGAGCAGCGCCAAGCCCTGCTTATCGACCGCCTGTGCTCCCGTGTGTGGGCGCACGTCATCACGCTCGGAATGCAGCGCGGCCTCATCCCGCAGAACGAAAATTGGTGGCGCGTCGAATGGCAACGCCCGGCGGCTGCGTCGGTAGATTACGGACGCGAAGCACAAGCCAACCTCAACGATGTCCGCGCCGGCCTCCGAACTTACTCGGAAGATTACAGCGAGCGCGGCCTTGAGTGGAAAGACCAGCTTCGCCAGCGCGCCGTCGAGGCCAAGTTCCTTGCTGACCTTGCCAACGAATACCAGTTGCACCCCGACCAGATTGCCACGTTCAACCCGAACCCTGCGTCTAATCCGATGAAAGACCAACTCGACACCTACGGCGTGGCCGTGCGCGCTGGCGTCATCACGCCAAACGTGGAAGACGAAAAGGCCGTGCGTGAGCAGATGCGCCTGCCGCAAGTGCCGCCACAAGTTGAAGAGGCTTGGATCGAAAGCCCGGTGCGTAGCCCGATCACTCTTTCCAGCGGACTACAAGCGTCCGAAGAACAACCCGCCACTGACGGCGACGGCGTTCCTTTGACAAACGCCAGCCAGCAATGAGCGCCCACTGGTATGCAATTCAACAGACCGCAGACGGCGAAGCCGAAGTGTCCATTTATGATGAGATCGGTTTTGGTGGCGTCACCGCAAAATCCTTTCTTGCCGAACTCAAAAAACTTTCCGGCCAGCGTGTTCACCTCCGCATCAATTCTGTCGGAGGATCAGTTGTCGAAGGAGCCGCAATCTACAACGCGCTACGTCGGCACAAAGGCGGCTTAGTCGTTCACATTGATGCACTTGCGGCATCGATGGCCTCGGTCATCGCTATGGCTGGCGACGAAAC